TCCCCTGTGCCGAGTGTGCGACAAATGCGAAGAAGACAAACTGAGCAAATATGCCCCGCACGTTCTGGACGGGTACACACAAGCAGACATTGACGACCGCATTGAAGAGGACTATTGAATGACTATGCTAACTGACGCTGACCAGATCCTTAACTTCCGGCTGCTGACGCTGCTATCGGGCCTGAAGCTTGAAGTGAGGGGGTTGAGGACACGGGGCCGCAGCTGCTACCAGATCATCAAGGCCGAGACCGGACTGAAGGGCACCAGACGCCAAGTACTGGAGCAATTCGAGAAGCAATTAATTGAACAAGGAATCAAACGTGAAACACACAACTGACAAAAGTCATACCTACCTTAACACCATAAGAATCACACTGGACGACATACTGCTAAATCATTTACTTGCTGCCATCATTCGCATGGAAGATAAGTGTGAAAACCGCACGATGACGCCTGATGAGTATTGGGCGGCTGTTGCGTTAGCAAATGACTGCAATGCACCCGACTTTATTGTTGACTATTTCAAAACCAAAGCAGGAAAATTATGAAGCACACAACTGAAGACATCAACGCGTACCTTTACGGGCTGCGCGACTCTGGCATCACCAATATGTTCGGGGCCGTACCTTACCTTGAAGACACATTCGACCTGACACGGGCCGAAGCAAAGGCCGCGCTGTTTGCTTGGATGGACGAGTGCCGCAAAGGAGAAAATAAATGAAATCAATCCACGCATTTTTTGCAGACAATCGTCATTGCAATTTGAGCATTCCAAACTTCCGCGAATTGTCACGTTTCGACAATGTTGAAGTGGATCCGGTCTTCATTCTGCGTGCGGACAATGGTCGATTCGATTACGAACGGACGGACGCAGCTGAGATGGCCAAACACCCTGACGTAGACGTCATGTACAGCGTATACCTGCATCATGACGCCACGCACCCCGATAACCGCGGTTTTGGCGGTGCCCAATGCATCGGAGACTTCCCGACCGAGAAAGTGGCACAAGCCTTTGCAGACTTCATTGCCAAATTGTTAGCCAGTTACCAAACCACACAGGAGCAGAAATGAAAGCCACCGAATTGGACTACAACCAACTGCACAAGGCCGCGCAACGCATGGAGAGAATCGGAGGACACTTTGCGAGCGCAATTGCACAAGCATTCTTCCATGCCGACACCAACAATGCCAAGAGACTGGTTGACGCCTTTGGCCACCTCTTCGTGAAGTTCCACGATTGGCCGTCAGAAGAATTGACGAAGTAGATCCGCAGCTGCCGAAGTACCCAACCGTATTTCGGTATCGTTGAAATCCTCCCCCACTTGGCCAAGCCAGATGCGGGAGGATATTTTTTTGGCTGCATTTTGCCCAACCCCACTGGCATCGTTATCGGCCACAACCAACGGATCCGTCATGCCCCGAGCCACCTCTGCCATGTTTCCTGCCGAAAAGCAAACGTGTATCCGGTACCGCTGCCGAATGGACTTGAGCGCACGACGCACCGACAAGCCCGTAGCGAACCCTTCCACCAACACATCCGGACCCTTGTTGTCGATCACCAGACTGGCGCCTTTGGTGACCTGGCCCGAAAGAAATCGCTTGGTGCCATCCGGACCAATCAACTGGCAGCCAACTATTTTGCCGTTCATTCGCATCGGCAGCACCAAACTACCCTGCCACACGATCCCTTCCTGCTCGGGGAATCCTTTGCGGTCGAGATACGGATGGTGGCCACGCACCGCAGCCTGCACAATGCCAGCCGCTCTGCCGGCAGCTTGCTGTTGTCTGGCATGACGCTCTTTCTCTGCCCGCTCGCGCTTGGCCCGCATCAGTGGATCTGGCTTGTACGGTTCATCGGACTTGTAGATGATGTGCTTTTCGTGCATGGCAAAGTTAATCACGGCACCGGACTGGCCATCAAAGATGTAGGCGCCATTCAGTTTTTTCGGGTGATCCAAGGTCGGCACACGCACCCATTTGTCCAGCATGAGGCTACGAATCAGTAACCCATGCATCTCCGCAAACTGCTCAAAATTCATTCTCACGCTCTCTTGGATTTTGCCCACGCGATATTACGCGAACGGATCCAGCTCAATGTTTTGTTCGATGTTGTGGCCACGCTTGCGGTCAAGCCACGCGGGAATGCGCCATACTTTTCTTTGTACTTGTGCGCTGCCCAACCATCTTTGAAATCACGCGACCGTGAGTAAAACAACAATTCAGAATAAAAGTTTTGTTGTTCGGCGCGCATTTTATCGCCCTGGCCCTCAAGCTCATGCAGCTCCCCAGGCACCGAACTCACGGCCTTAATTGGCTTGGCATACCCGCATGATCCGCAGATATTGCTGCTGAACGTCCACAAACACCCGCACGCTGGGCACTTGGCTTCTTTCTTCTCTTTCTCGGTGGGCTCTTTCTTGGCCTTCTCGCCTTCCTTGGTCAGCTCAGTCACGCCCTCCTCGAAAAGCTTTTCCCAATCTTTGCGAAAGCGCAGATAGTTACCCGAGTGATCCAGCCAGACGCCGTAATCCTTGCCATCAAACGGTCTCATGACACGGCCCATTTGCTGCACGTGTGAGCTGAAGGACTTGGAGAACGGCCTTGCAGATACCCCAATCATCACATCAGGAACGTCAAAGCCGCGCGTCAAAATGTCCGTGGCAATCAAGCCATGGATGTCGGTGTCTGGCTTGGCAAACTCCTCGATGGTTGACCGTTTGAACTCGTCATCCTCTTTGTAAGAGATGGACACGAAGTTATAACCCTGCTCCTTGAACTGACGCGCCAAGTCTTGGCCGTGCGCTACGCCCGCGGAGAACACAACGGTCTTCATGGGCTTACCAAATATCCTGTTGGTCTGCTTGATCCACTCGGCCACGATGTCGCCCGTGATCTGCATGCCGCGCTCGCTTACCTCGTCTTGTGACCATTCGCCGGCTATCTTCTTGGCGCCTGTCATGTCGATCTCTTTGGCAATAAAGATCCTCAGCGGTGTCAGCCACTTGTCTTTGATCAGCTCGCCAGTTGACTTGGCGCCCACCACGTGGGTGTACAGATCGCCCAAGCCCTTCGTAAAAGGTGTAGCCGTCAGGCCAATCACTTTCATCTGTGGGTTGTCCTTGATCATCTCCACCGTGCTTTTGCGGTTGATGTGGCACTCGTCAATAATGAGCAGCTCGATGTCCAGCGTCTGCTTGCGCCTCTCCAGTGTGGCCGCACTACAAACCTGAATGCGCTCGTGTGGACGATAGCGCCAGTGTCCAGCCATCATGACGCCGTGGTCTATGTTGTAGCGTGCCAGCCGTGTGCTGGTCTGGTCTACCAAAACGATACGGTCCAAGACCATTGCAGTCTTTTTGTAGTTGCGCGAAACCTCCTTCATGATGGCCATGGCCACCTCGGTCTTGCCAAAACCTGTGGGAGCGTAAAGCAATTGGCAGCGGTGCCCATCCGCAAATCCTTGGGTAATCTTTTCCACCACTTCAGACTGGTGGGGACGCAATGAAAGCATTTGATTCTCCTGCTGGGAAAGCGCCCAGCTTCGCTTGGATTACTTGACAGCCTTTTCAGCCCGCTTCTTCCAATAGTTAACTTGTTTGACAGCTTCAGCGAATTTGTTTTGGAAGTCGTTGCGAGAAATGGTCACCGCTTTGAGCTGTATCTCAAGATCTTTAACCTGGGCACGCAGCTCTTCGATGGTTGCAGCGACTTGGATCTGGGCTTCGTCATCCTCATGCATGGTCATGACGGCCAGCTGGTCCTTGAGCTTGGCGTTCTCCTCTGCGATGAACTGCATCTCTGACTTCATCTCATCGAGCTTGTCGTCTTCGGTGTGCTCGACAGGCGCTTCGGAAGGGGCTGCCTTGGCCGTCGGCTTAGCTGCGGGAGGTGGTGGCAGTTTGGCTTTCTTGTTGAGCTCCAGCGCCTTGCGCACTCGGCCAACAGTCATGGCTGATACGCGGCAGATCTTGGCTATCTCGCGGTCGCTTGCGTCCGCATACTCAATGTCCTCCAAAACGGAGATCACGATGTCGCGCCTTTCTTCGTTGGTGCGTTGCAATCCGTGGTCAGCGTTAGCACTGCGGGAAAAAATCCATGCATCACGTTTGGTGCCAGTTTTGACGTCGCACTCAATGGTCGTGTAGCCGGCACGTTTGTGTGCGTGGTACCGGTGAAAGCCATCAGCCAGCCAAATGTTTTTGCCATCATTAAAGACGGTCACGCCCTTGAACTTGACGCCCTCAAGCAGCAGCTCGGTGTAACTTGTTACAGTGTCTTCGTACACCTGCTTGCGTGATTGGGTGCCGCCATCAATGCGGATTTTGTTGATGTCAATCTGGGTCATGGTTTTGCTTTCTTGGTAATCAATGTGTTATCGAGAGGGATTTTGGACAAGTGATTGGTTCCAAACTGTTTGTACTTCAGCCCATCGTTGTCATCAATTAGCCCAGCTTTGTACCGGCTGCGGAAGTGAGAATCCAAAAAGAATATGCTGGGCCTGGGGTCTTCTTGCCAACGGAAGGGAGACAAAGGTGGTGTTTTAAATGTCATGTTGTGTGTTACTTTGTAATTCCGCCAGCTTAGCGGCGTAGTGCCTTGCTTTGTTGGCATCGTCAGTGCCGTCTTTTTTGCCTTGCCTCATCGCATATCGAATGATGTTGCCTTTTAAAAATCCCACAAACTCTTCGTGCGTCAAGACTGATTCCATCACGGCCCACGGCTGAATGCCCATGTCCTTGTAGTGCTGTCCGCCAATTTGAATGTCGTCTGATTTCATGCTCGATGCTCCAGTGGTTGCCACATTGTTTTGGGCAGGTATCTCTCGGTCGGGTGCGGGGCATGGTTTGGCACTGATACGCACATGTACACAGCGGCAAACTGGCCACGCTTGGGCACTGTCCAGCGGTCGATGTACACGCCCCAGATCACCTTTATGGTTTTCTGAATGGACTTGTATCCGCAACCAAGTTTGTCAGCGATCTCTTGTAGCGTCATGCCGTCCTCGGACTCAAGTAGGGCTTGACGGATGGCTTGGTGTCGGGAGAATTTCATCTTTTCTTTCTTTGTAAACGTCGTACAGCCCAAGCCGCACGTTCTCATCGTGTAGGGCTTGTAGTGCTTTCTCGCGTAAGCGTTGCTCCATCTCGATGCGGTTGAACTCTTCGTCTTCTTCAGTCATGGTTTTTCCTTTTTACAAACGTATTTTGGTATTGGTTGCATGTAACCGATGCCCTTGCTCATATCAATCCACTGCCACACATAGTCCCAACCAACTTGAACTAGCTTTCCGCCTTGTTCTTCGCAGCTTGGGCCACAGCCTATAAGCGGTAAACAAAGTAAAAGCCATTTCATGTGTTCTTTTCCTTATCAGCGGGTAATGGCCCAAGGTCTTGCATAAAGTCATCATCCATCTTGCAGACCCATGCGCTTTCAGAATCAACCCATGTAAACACCAAACCAACTTCGTAGTCATCAACGCCAACAAAAAGTTTGACTTGTTTCATATGTTCTTACTCCGTAATTTGGCTTCGACTTCAAGGCACAGGTCATACGTCCCAAGGTCAGCGCCTGAAAACTCTTCCAGTTCTTTGTCCGTCAGCCCCACCCATGTGCGCTGTGGCATTGGATGAAACTGTGAATAAAACATTTCCATCACGGCATCAGGCTTGCGGTAAAAGGCTGTTACTGCCGTGCCTTCTTTTGTTACGTCAACGCCAATGTGGACTGGGTGCAAAGGTTCTTCAGTCACTGTTACGCCCTGCAGTTGTGGAATGTCGTAGTAGCGGCTGACGTAAACCATCTTGTCAGGGTCGGTAGGGTGTGGTTTAAGCGGCATTGTTCTTCTCCTTGAGTTTGGCTTCAATGGCTCGGACACATTCTGCGTCTACGACTGCATGAACATCAAACGATGCCACCTCCTCGTCCGTCAGCCCTACCCATGTGCGCTTCATGCGATCTAACTCAAGAATAGCCCTTGCAAACAACACAGGAAAATCAGCACTGCCTGTTACTTCGGCAATGCCTTCTGCCTTGCCACTCGCGTGTGTGTAGATGTTGTGTATGTCTTCATCAGTCATGCTTGTCCCCTTGCGCGGATGGCTCTTTCAACAAGAATTTTTGTATTGCCATAACAAAATTCATCACAAATTTCTGCACACGCCTCACGCTCATCTTCACGCACCAGCTTGGCAAAGGCCGTGATGAACTCTATGGTCGATTGCTCTGGCATTGCCGCTGCCTCTCGCGCCATCTCCATAATGGTTCGTTTACGCCATCCAGTCATGATTTGCTCCTCAGTGGGTATGGTGGAAAAGGCCAGTTGTCGGGCCACTTGCGTTCAGTCATTTCTTACTCCTCTCCTTGCAGCTTCAAGCCAAACAAGTTCATTTGGAATTTAACTTGTGCGGCGCTTTTCCTGCCCATGTTGGGCATCTTCAATAGCTCAATAAAGCTTAAGCTTTGTAATTGCTTAACATTAAAAACATTTTCTGCGTTTAAAACACGCTCAACTCTGGCACCAAGGCCAAGCGTGGTAATGCTCTTCTCATCTTCAACCCATTGCCTCAAAACGATCTGTCTTGCATCCATAATCTGGCCGGCAAGGTCATATACATTCTTGGCAAAAAGTGGGCCACGACCGATTTGCCCAGAGGCTGCGCACGACCTCACAATTTCCATTGCAAACAGGTCTAATAATTCTTGATTTTTCATTTGGTTTTCCTCGCCTCGCGGCACAGTTGTTTGATCTCGTTGCTGATGTCCGGTGAAAACTCCGCCAAGGCGCAGTCAACCTTCTTGGCTTCATGCAGTGGTGGGTACATCCAAGCGCAGAGGAAAATTACCGCCAAGAACATCACGCCCATGCAAACCACGGTGATGGTCTCCAGTATTTCATTCAGTTCATCTGGCATTGCTTTCCTTTACTAGTTTGTCAATAAATTCCATCAGTTGTTTTTGATCGGCAGCGAACTGCTCTGCGCGGGCTTCCACCCAACGCTTGTGTATGCTTTGCAAATCATTCTTTTGCAGATTTGTGGGCGTGTAGGCCTGCTCGGGAAATGCCATGGGGCCCAGGTTCCGTGAAGGATGTTGGAGCAGTCGCATGGCCTTGGCCTCAATCTGCCGGACGCGTTCGCGCGTTACATCAAACCGTACACCCACTTCGTCTAAAGTGTAGTCGCAAGACAAGCCCACCCCATAGCGCATACGCAGCACCTTGGCCAGGCGCGGTTTAATGGTTTTCAACGCCTCGTTCACAAGGTCAACCAGCTGCGTTTGAAACACGGTTTCCTCAAGGCAGATTTCAGGCTCCAGCTCTGGCGGCACACAGGGCAGCTCTGGCATGTCCTCATCATGCATGTACCCATAGTAGTAGTACACACGGCGCACCTCTGGGTCCACGTTGCTGAAAGTGCCGTAAGGGACCATGTGCCCCTTGGATACTTGGCCTCGCTTAGGCATACAAATCCAATTGCTGCAAGGCCTGCTCCTCGATCTCAGTGATCACCCACTCGGCCAGCACTTCGTACATTTCCATGCCATGGGCCGTGGCGGAAATTAACGTCATCTCTGCTGGCGAATCAGGTACCATCTGCAAGCCATTCTCAAAATAGCCCAACTCTTCAGGCGTGTATTCAAGCACGCATTCCAGCGTGACTTCTTCGTTCTTGTACGTGTATTCGTAGGTCATGATTTCCTCGTTGGTTGTTGGTCTGGAAAATATACCACATGTATTTTGCAAACGTCAACTGGTATATCCTATTTTTTAGCTACGCCGGGTGACTGGGGCCCCCGCCACTAAGGGGAGAGCATGTAGCCACCGTGCCCAGCCTAGGGGTTTGCCCTAAGCCCAGCAGCCGACCATCACTGGGCGACCCACCTGGGGTGATTGATTCATCGGGAAGAGTGCATTGGCTGTCACGTGTCACTCTTGCCTGCGCCAGTACCTCAACAAGTCTGGCACGCGCCGGTTGGTCGTTCCGGTACGGTTGTGTTTACTTCCGCGCCACCCATTCAGGTGCTTGCTATCGTGCGGAGTACGGCTGGA